TTTGTTTTTGGCCTAACCGGCCCTTTTGGTCTAATAGTTTGAACTAGGGGGCCATTCGGCCCCCTTTGGTTAATCAGGAATCTTGTTCCTGTCGTGCTTCCAGTTCCTGTACGCGTTGTTTTAGTGCCTCAGTCTCCTCGGCTTCTTTTGCCGCTTTTTCTGCGGCATATTGCTTTTGCATCTCCTCAGCCTTCTGAAGTGCCTCTCGGCTTTCGTTTACCAGCTCTGTGAGATCTTTCTGGAGTCCTGTGACATCACAGTATTCGCCAGTGTTGCCGTTATTGGGCAGGGGCTCACCTGTGCGTGTGCATTTTGCGATTATCCTATTTACGTCCGTATCGTTTCCGAATGACGTATCAACGCGAGTTTCGCCAAACGTGATTAACGGCTGGCGCTGTCGCTCGTATGGTTTGCGAATATAAGGTTTTTCCATTATTTGGGCCCTCCTGAGCCTAGGTTAATTCCACCAGCTTTTCCTATGAATCGGCGTACTTCAGATCCTTCGTACCTGGATCCGTATATGTCTGACAGTACCGTGTCGAGTGACTCGACTACTGTCTTTTTCGATTTGTTTAATAACATTCCGATCTCTTGCAGCCTTTCTGGAGATCTTAGGAACTCGACCAGGTCGCCGAAATCTCTTCCCGCCTGAGCTATGATCGGCGCTATTGCTTTAAACACTTCGGACTTTGCTAATTCTGTCGCAGCTTTTGTATTGGTTAGGCTTGTTTGTGCTATTAAGTTCTGTATTGTCGCCTCTGATTGTTTTATTTGCTGCGCGCTTGATTGTAGTCCGATTCCTACATTTGCGCCTTCTGCCATGGCTGAACCAAAATTTGGGACTTGTCCCATGGCTCCGGCAGGAGTACTTGCTGGTGATCCTAGTGCTAATATTCTGTTAAGGCCGGCCGCCTCTAAATCGGCCGCCGCCCTCTGATATGCAGTGTTTGACATTCGCTCCTGGAATGCCATTTGCCTCTTTGCCTGTTTTGCTGATGCCCGGGCTGATTGCGCACCACCGGCGAGCCCTAAAAGGCCGCCGATGGCTGCTGCACCTCCAACTGTTTCAAAAAATGACATTAGAAGTGATCCACCAAGCCTGGAACAGCGTAGACGGGCATTGGTCGTGTTGCTTTCATATCGTGCCAACCATCAACCAGAAGGTCCGGCTCTGACGGCACGGCAACTACCCGATCGATCGGTGGCGCATCGCTTACGAATGTGAAGTTAAGCGGGGGAAGCTCGACCAGGTCCTGACTTAAATGCCAGATGTCCAAGCTTTCCGGATCGCGTGAACGAAACTTGCCTGTGATCCTCGAGGGAGCATAACGATACTCAGCGTAGCGCTCCTGGTAACCCCAGGTTTCTTCGTCGGTGGCGTTGCCCTGGAAGTATATCTCTTTGTTTTTTATTGCCTGCTCTCCCAGGTGTGACAATGCTGGCCAGTAGTATTCGTACCTAGTTTGGCGCGTCCACATACGGTCCAAACCTGTCTGATATGTCAGGTCTGCACGGCATGACATTATGCCGAGAATATATCCGTGTTCCGTAAATGAATGATTAAATCCTGCCTTTACTAGTCCTGTGCCAACCGCGGCCAGGTTACCCTGGGGAGCTTCCGTTGTTGCAACGGTTGCGGCTACGGGGTTGACAATAATTTTATTACCGCCGCCGCCCAGGTATTCCGGGCGCTGTAGACGTGCGTCAGGTGACTGCACGTTGAAATGTGACAGTATAATTTCGATATAACGGGTACCGCCGCGTGCGTCCCTCTCCAAAAGTTTTTGCACCTGAAACGCGGTGCGCATGTCGTTAATTGATGCTGCTGTCGCGAGCGAAAGGTCTGCGCGCATGTAAGGGTAAAACCTTCGACCCGGATCTAGTACACCACCTCCTTCTAATTCATACGCTACTTCCTGCGGGTCGTTTGCGTCACGCACCAAGGCTATTTTTTCATCTTCGGTTGATGTAATGAACGTATATGGCTGTCCTGCTTCTCCTGTTCGGATAGGAGCTGATGTTCCAAGGGGCAGAAATACCGGATCACCCTTTTGTGGCCAAGGTAGTGCGCGGGTAAAGTAGTCGCCGTATTTATGTCGCCGGAAGATATTACCCAGATCAGTGGGGTCGTCCCAGTCAAATCCGTAGTCAATGTCGTCTGGTCCGTCACCTGTCGGTATGGGTTGCTCGTTAATGATGCTCTGATTTCGATACCACTCATTGAAAATGAGCTGATAAGCCCGAAAGGGAAGCGTGCAAACCTGGTGAATTACTGGGTCATCGTTACCAGGATCTACCAGGGGCAGCCCAAAGAAATCGGGCAATTCGCCTGAACTGTTTCGAATATTGAAATCAACATTAGCCTGAGGGATTGAGTAATCCGACGGGTCATCGTCTACATTGCTCCGCTCTCCCATAAACTTTTGCCAGTTGTCCCATACCAACCGATTCGGGACAAAAAAGTAATGAATGTCCGCTGACAAGCTATCCATCAATGGCTTGATCGGTGTTGCCAGGCGTAAGAAAAACGTGGAGCTCACGTTAAACGTGTCACCTGGTAGTATCTCCTGGCACAGAACTGGTACCAGTTTGTTAGTGTCTGTTGTTCCCTTCCATGAATGGGACATGTCGAACGTACTGCGTTCAGTGTCTGCCGTGGGCAAATCTGAAAAACGTTGTTGTGTAGCAGCTGCTACGGGTTGTTGTACTGTTCTCTCAGCCATCTTTATTTACTCCATGTATTTCCATGAATGTTTCCACTGTTATCAGTGGGTTTGAAGGTATTTTCGTCTGCTTTCCGTTCATTACTGCTACCAGCAGAATGAAGTCTTGTTTACCAGGAAACATATCTGGGTAGTCTTCTGGTTCACCTGCTTTAATAAATTCCTCTACATATTTTTCTTCTGCTTCTTCAAGTATATCCTTTAGCTCGTCCCAGTCCGTTATGAATGGTTCTGTCCTGCGTCCTGTCTTTTGCTGGATAAATTGAAACATGAACCTCTGTACTTCCTGGTCCTGTTCTTCTACTACTTTCAATTGTTGTTCAGTCATTAAATTCTTTCCTTTTTCATCGATGCGGCATACTTGTAATTCAGGCCGCGTGAACGTAGTTTCTGATCGTTTTTCGGTACTATTTTTTCTGCTAATTTATCTCTCAATTCGTTGAACGCCTCATCTCCTTTCAGCCAGTTCATGTAAACCTTCGGTATTGGTAATTCTCTTCCTTCTACTACTACGTTACTGTTCCTCCTTATATTATCGGCGTATTTTTCTACCCACCTTTTCCCGATGGGTGGGCTTCTAGACATGAGAGAAAACGTATCCGAATCTCCGATTTTTTTAGCAGTGTAGCCTGCCGTGTACATTGCGGTTTCAATGCTGAATGGTGCCACTTGCACCTGGCCATTTCCCCATATGTCTTGGAGTCTTTCGTTAAGGTACATCCGCTCACTAATATGATGAGCGCCGCCGAGGAAATCTTCGCCAAAGAAGATCGCGTGATAGTGGGGCCGATGAGTTTTTTCACCGTATTCACCGGTGAAGTAATACCTTATAGGTTTGTGCCATTGTTTCCTGAGTCTCTTTATAAACCACTGAATTTCCTTCCGGCTTATTTTCTCGGGACAATGTTGATCGTCGTAGGTGAACGTGACAAAAGAATTACGGTCGTATTCTTTTGATTCGTGATAGATCCGAACGCCCCAGTCCTGGCGCTGCCTGGATCGGCAGCCCTCACATCTTCCGCAATCAATGAAGTATTCAGGGGGTCGATCTTTACGAAATGTGAAATTAATTTCATGGTTGCCTTTATCATTCGGCACCTGGTTTACCCAGGCCGGTCGGGATCTTATGCAGGGCATTTCTAGAGTCCCTGGATACATTGCGCTATGACGGCTAATCCGATGATGAGCACACACATTTCCATTATGAACCTGGTGGCTGGTGTCATTATCTTATCCTCTTTTGAGTCAATGGTCCGTTGTATCCACCGGGGGACCAGGCCGGCGACTGGGCATAAGGATGGCCCTGGATCTAGAGAATAATACCGCCGCGTGATGCTCGCCGGGGCATATTCTTTTTGTGTGGTGCGGCTGTCCGCTTGAAACTGCGTCCTGGTTTCCCTGCTCTTTTACGTCGCATTATATGCTCCTGTTTTTGGACACCTTCGGTGTCAGTATCATGACTAATGCCAAGTGGGTCGTCATGGATCTAAGGATAGCTTGGATTTTGTTTTTTGCCTATCCTTTGTTTTTGGCCTAACCGGCCCTTTTGGTCTAATAGTTTGAACTAGGGGG